CTTCATACCACTTCATGACCTTCGTTGGCATATCCAGCATGGTTTCATAATCGACAACCGGAGAGTTAACACCTGCTTCAGTTGTTTTGTTAGGAATGCTATAGGACCGCCAATCTGGAGCGATAACGTATTCGATTGGATTGAACAGGTCAGGGATCACCAGCGCCCATTCATCTTCAGAGAACTTAGAATTCGCCAGAATATCGGCTTTCAAGAGCTCGTAGATTGCATCATCGTTATTACCGTTTTTACCATAACCTACAATGGTGAAATAACCCAGCTGCACCTTCGAGGTGTTCTCTTTATCGTAGATCTTAAATGAGATCGTGCGAACAAAGGTTGGCGGGTTGACACCCATGAGCTTGTTGATGTTCGTGGCAACATCGCCTTTGGTCACCGCATCAATAGCCGCTTTTGCAGTTGCATAATCTTCATGCAACACGTCGATGTTCGACAAAGGGACAGGATAATCTGCGAAGAGCTCATAGCGAGGATAGCTGAGTTCGAATGATTCATCAGACAGCCAAACCTTGACCACGTTGTCCGTTGCATCAGAGCCGATGCTACCAGAGATCCACTCAGGCGCCCAGTTCTTCCCATCAGTGACCATATCACCGATTGCCAGGTTCGTCCACGACGTATCGAAGTCTGCCTTGATCTGTTGTAAGGCGACTGTCTTGTCATTGGTGAATCGGCCATCTACAATACGCGGCAGCATCCAGGCTTGAAGCTTAAGGATGCTTAAGCTGTAAGTGGTCATCTGTGCGGAAGCGATGGGCGTATTGTTCTCATCTACTGCAGTGAAAGCTAAAAAAGCTGTGCCTGCCTGATCCGTGTTAGTGTACGTCCCAACCTCGCGTGAGAAAGAGATTGAGAGTTGCGATAACTCGCCGATGGGGTTTGTAATACCTTTCTGGTTATTATTCAGTGACGGATACACTGAAAACCCTAAAATCGTTTTCATAGCTCGCCCTTTAGCATGGGATGGGATTAAATACATAACATTTAACACAGCGATATGAGTGCCTGTAGGGAGACCAGACGTGTTACTGTTAAAGTTATTCTTTTGGAGTCTGCCCTTCATTAAGAAACGTTCTAAGACGTTTATGGCCGATGGAGCGACTCGTTATAATGCATCGAAAAAAGCACGGGGTTGGTTTTACGCTATTGCGATCGCATTCTTTATTTTCCTTGGTATTATCACTTGGGGTTACCGTCAATACGACTTCCTGACTAAACAGAACCGTCAGATGACCGCTGAGATTTCTCAGCTTAAAGGTCGCATTGATATCTATCCGACCCTTTCAGATACAATTGAGCAAAACCGCCTGCTTTTAACACAAAACCATGATCTTGCTGACGAATTGATTAAAACTCGTCAAACTAACCGTGAACTCTTCGATGAGAACCAAAAGCTGCAAGATCAGCTAGCCAGTAAACGTAAAAGGTAATTAACGCCCGTTTTGGTAATTTATTACGCGATTGGTTAATTATAAGAGAGATTCTGATTATTTGAGGGCGTTATGGATAAGTTACCTACTACTTCGTTGCCAAAGGTATCGATGGTTCTTTATACCGATGGTGGCTGTCGTCAGAAGGTCGGTGGCTGGGGTATCCACGGATACACTTGGTTGCTGGAAGATGATGACAAAAAGAAAAAGAAGAAACCAGCCCGTGACGTCCCGTCCACGACTGGCTATATCGTGAAAGATGATCCGAAGTTAGAAAGCCGTGAAGTCGTCCGTCCTCATGAGGTGATTGAAGGCTTTGGTGGCATCCTTCCCGATACGACCAATAACGTTGCCGAATTAAGAGCGACGATTAATGGCATTGACTTAGCACTACAGCACAATACTGACAAAGTCCTCGTCATCTCTGATTCAGAATACGTTGGTAAAAGTATTCGTCAGTCACTGCACCGTTGGGCGCAGAATGGCTGGAAGAAAGCCGATGGCGGGGAAGTGGCTAACCGTGGTCTCTGGGAGATCATGATTACCAAGCTTGAAGAACTCAAGTACCGTGGTATCAAGTTCGACATCGAATGGCTCAAAGGACATGCGGGTCACCGTGGCAATCAGTTCGCTGACTACATGGCTACCCGTGGTGTCTTTAAAGGCCGTGCCGGTGATGACACTGACTACATCCAGATTCAGGATGCAGCAGAGTATGAGAAATACAAAACAGAGCGTCCTCGTTTTGTTACCCACTCACGCTGGTACTTCACGCTTCAAGAAGAGAAGCTGATGAACAAGAATGAGCAAGGGTTCTACGAATATTGTTTCGGACATCCGAGCAAAGGGGACTCTGACCAGGTTTACCTTGGTAAGGCATTGGCAGATACCGCATTCAGTGTGGTATGGCTCAAAGCTCCTGAGGAGTGTTTGGATTTGGTTTATACCCGCACCAAGGAAATCTCGACGAATGTTTACGGCAACGCATTCATTGGTCGACTGGATAACATTTACAACCCATTCATTCATAAAGAGATCATGGACTACGGCGGTTCATTACTGACTCGTGCAAACGGGTACAATAATGACATCACCAACTGTACCAGTGCTCTTGTGGTGCGTGAGTGTAATCCTCCGGGGATTTCATATCGTGCATTGTCAAACTTAGGGTTTATGTCTAAGACCTTAAATGAGTTTGTCAGTGATAATCTGTCTGCCGGTACCAAGGTAGTGGATATCACTGATAAAGTATTCCAGACAGTGGCCGGTAAGAAATCTGATAAGCTGGCGTTGGTTGATAGCATCAGTCAGATCACCAAAGCCTTTAAGGTCGATGTACCGTGCAAAGAAATCCTTGACAAAGATATCTCTGTTGAGGTGACTTGCACATTGGGTCTGAGCATGCCGAACCGTAACACGTTAAATGGTATCACGGAACTCAACCCCAAAGTGTACTTGTACCTGATCAAAGAGTCCGACATTGCTTTCCGCTACGGATCGATTGTGGTGTGCGATGAAGGGTATTGCATCATGGCTAATGTCTACGCTGACTTACGCACGCTTTCTAAAAAGGACCTAGAGCGTTGTGGTCAGTAGGGGATCCTCGTGACAACATTATTTGCCGGTGCACCAACAAAGTTACCGAGTATGGACCTATCCGCGATTATTGATCCTGACCGGGATATCGAATCGCGTATTAAACGGAGGCTGTTGTTGACTTTCGTTTGCCATCGTCGTAAACCTCGTGCTAATGCAGATGAACTCAATCGTCTGCATCATCTGTGTGAGGATTCCGGTGATGTTGAGCAATGCCTTGAATATATTGCTCGGATGGGCCCAGAGTTCGAAGTGGCTTATGAAGGTGTGGACATTAATTGTGTTATGGACGTAATGAACCATACTCCGCGGTGGTTGCGCTACGGTTCTACCATTGAAATGTGGATGGACCTCAAGCAGTTGTAGGGCATAAGAGGAGGAGCAAACGCTCCTCCTCTATCTATGCTCTTTTTTTTTATTTCACTTCATCGCCGAGCTTTTGCGCAGTGTTCGTAAGCGCTGTACCAGTCGCAATGAATAGTGTAATGCATACGCTATACAGATCAACGGCACGTGCCGTATCCAGCATGACTTTCGCCAACAGATCAACGTCGGACTTGTTGACTGTGATATCACCTGACTCAATCTGAGCATAAACGGTATCCGCCAGTTCTGCGACACGACGCACCGCGGCAGTGAAGTCACGCACCTGTCCACGTTTGAGCGCATCAACGAGTTTATTGAAGTCATCATACGAGGTGATGAACTCCGTCATGTTGGAGAAGCGTGCCGCAAAGGAAGCATTGGTAACGTCTTTCCCGCCCAGGCCTTTGCCGAGGATGGATTCCACTTTACCCATGACTTGCTTATCGACGGTTGGCGCATAAGCGATACTGCCTTTGCCGCCTGCAACTTGGGCAAGCCAGCTTTGCAGTTTAGCCACATGCTCACCATCAACCAGGCTACAGAAAGCACGTGCAGTTTGCAGGTTTGCGATCCACTCTTTATAAGGAATGTTCAAACGTGCAGGTTGATAGACTTGCAGATCCATGAAGTCGGTGTAGTTGTGTGTCTTCACCGCTTTGGCAACCGGTTTGAAATCAGCGTAGATCAGGTCCTGGTTTGATCCGTAGATCTTATCACCAAAGAACTTTTTCACGCCATCGAAGAAATTACGTACTGGGGCAATCAGATCGATCGCTTCCAAGCCTGCACCAGTCGACTCACGCAGTCCACGGTAATCGGCTTCTAGGTTATCAATGTTGTACGACATAGGTACTCCGTGAGGGAAAAGTAATCTGTTACATAAGATGACTTATTATGAAGGTATTATTAATTAAAAGGACCACACAATGTCAATGTTGTCATTCGGTGAGTTTGTTGAAAAGTCACGCCCTATTCGTCCGTTTCTGAATATAGGTGCTGGCTTCGACATCCCAACCGGAAGCTACCGTTTCGGTAAGCACGGTGAATCTATTCTTAATGGTGGTCTTGCTCCTTTTATCGCAATCGTTGGTAAAGGCAACACCTTTAAGACTGCTATCGGTTGCTTTATGATGAGTCGCGTGTTAGAGCGCTATGGTAACTCTAACGCCCTGCACTACGATACCGAGTGTACGTTTAGCCCTGAGCGTTTAATCAGCCTGACAAACCGTCTGGGGCCGGATGCTGCGCTGGACTGGTTAGAAACAGAACGTATGTACCTGACCGATGACTCGATCATCAAAGGTAACCAGTGGTTCAAGAAGTCTGTCCAGGAATACGCAGAAGCCAAAGGTAAAGCCAAAACAGGTACACTGCCGTTTGTTGATAAAGACGGTAACCTGATTAAGCATCCGTTCCCGACTGTAAACTTCGGCGACTCCATGTCTGAGATGAAATTCAACGACCTGGAAAAGAACTACGCCAAGATGGAAATCGGCCAGGGTGAAATGCAGACCGAAGCCATGCGTGTGTCCAACGCCAAACGCATGTTAATCGAGAAGACACAGGGTTACGCTAATGCCGGTGGCCTGTATGTGATCATGACTGCACACCTGGGTAAAGAGCTCAACCTTGATGGCAAACCGCAAGAGAAGAAAACCACCTTCATGAAACAAGGTGACAAGATCTCTAAAGTACCATCACAGATTCTGTCTCTGCCGAACAACGTCTGGGAAATCTCAACCGGTTCACCACTCATTGATAAGAACACCAAAGAGTGGATGTATCCGAAAGCCGGCCGTGACGATGTGGATACCAATGGTAACCCAGATCTGATCACCCTGGTGGCGAAGAACCTGCGTGGTAAGAACGGTCCTTCTGGTGTACCGTGGGAGTTCGTGATGTCGCAGTCTGAAGGCCTGCTGCCGCATCTGACTGAGTTCCACTACATCAAGAACGCCGGTCGCTATGGCCTGGGTGGTAACGACCGTAATTACTATGTTGAGTTATGCCCAGATATCAAACTGCAGCGTACGCAGGTCCGTGGTAAGATCGATGAATCACCAGAGCTGCAACGTGCACTGGAGATCACCATGGAAATGTGTCAGATGCGTTTCCTGTGGCATACCCGCGATCCAAAGTACAATATCCCGCCTGAAGAGTTACGTATCGGGCTGGAGAAGAAAGGGTACAAATGGGAGCAGTTACTTAACACCCGTGGGTTCTGGACTTATGAAGAAGATAATCATCCATTACCATTCTTAAGCACAATGGACTTACTCCGCATGTATCATGATGAGTACCGCCCATACTGGCTGTAAGTGTACCCAAATGCAGGGGAAGGAAACTTCCCCTCTTTATACCGTCAGTAGAGGGAAACTAAGCGAATAGGAAGCAGTATGCTTAATAAAGAAATACGCATTGTCGTTGCATCAGTACGAGGCTTTGCTGATGTCGAGCGTTTAAAACTGACTATTGACGGTCTCCTCAACGATATCTACGACATGAACGAAGGTGTCGATGAGGAAGATGAAGATCTGATCACTGACAAGAAGATTGTGTTCTTGATTAATGGCGAGGGTCGTACTGCTGCAGATATTCTGCCAGCGCTCGCTATGGAACGCAACATCGAAGTAGAGGTGATCAAAGTCGATTGGTCTAAAGGTAAGAAAGCCTTCTTTGACAACTGTGCCGTTTTGGGTTCCAAGTCAACCCATGCCATTATTTTCACTGACCACAAAGACGACGGCATGCAGACGTTAATTAAGTCTTGCCTCGATGCCGGTTCGCGTGTGCGTAGTTATAGCTCTATCGTCTAAGGATCCATCATGATAGCCTCAGAGTCCAACGTCAGTATACTTGACATCAATGTCACCCACGTCATATGCACAGTTAATTGCGAAGGGCATATGGGTCGTGGCATCGCCTTGTATCTACGTAAATGTATTCCGGGGCTATACGATCGCTATAACGAGCTGTGCAAATTGAAACTGCTTACGGTAGACAAGTTGTGGATCTATCGAGCAGCGCCAAAATCAGTACTCTGCTTTCCAACCAAGGATAAAACCTGGGAAGACAGCAAGATAGAGTGGATCGAGGCTAACTTGATTAAGCTTCGAAATACGTATAAAGAGAAAGGCATTCGCTCTGTAGCAATGCCTCCTCTGGGATGTGGAAATGGTAACCTAAATTGGAATGAGGTGCGAAACCTCATTTATGCCATCTTAGGCGATTGTGACCTGGAAGTCCACATTTGTCTGGGTCGTAAATAAGAGGAAAATAGGTCATGAAAACATTAGTGTTTCTCTACATCCTGGCGGGCTTCCACTCCGATGTTAAGTTAATGCCTGATGAAACAACGTGCAGAGCAGCCATCGTCGCGCTTGATCGCGGAGATAAAGCACACGGCAATCAGGAAGACAATACCAAAGCAGATTGTTACGCGGTCAATACAACTGACATGAAAGCCGAGGAGATTGTTTCAGACACGGAACTTGAAAAGCAGATCAAACGCATTATTCAAGATCAAAAGTCATTACTGAGCGAGGAGAAAGAAGTTTCTGTCGATCCCGCTAAAGCGTTGCGTTTGCAACAGCACCTCAACGATGTACAAAAGGTTAAACCATGAGTGATGTTCGTACCTTACCAGATCCCGCCAAGGACGGTGTGGAGCACATCAACATTTATACCAAGGGAATGACCTGGCTTGGTCAACAGTTATCCAACATGTCGTACTACAGCTTCGCCCATCCCAAACATGGGGTGTTCGGATCACTGGAGGCGTACTGGTATTGGTTAGCAACCGGTCAGCAACACGAAGAGCTCCGTAACCTGGCGGGCTTTAAAGCCAAGATGGTTGGGAAGACTTTCGAACGTGTACCGCTGGACGACTTTGAAGAACAGTTCAAGTTCGCCATGCAGTTGCGTTTAGAACAAAACCCGATCATTGCTAAAGCGTTGTCGGAATCCCTGCTTCCTTTCGAACACTACTTCTGCTACAGCGGGAAGGTGGTCGATCAGTCAGACCTGCACCGTTGGCAGCTCGACTTCTATGAGCAGTGGCGTAAAGACCATCCTGCCGAAGAGCAATCTATCGCGCTGCTGATCTCGGGTTCTCGTAAAGAGAAGAACTACGAATCGTTTAAGAAGATCGTGATGGATTACTTGGCGCCTTATCGTGAGAAGATCAAAGATAGTTACAAGATCGCGATCATCTCCGGGTTAGCCTGGGAAGGCCCTGATGACATGGCAATTCGTTTATGCCGTGAAGAAGGCTTCATGCTGATCGGTATCCCGGCTAAGTGGAATGAGCAGGGTAAAGCTGCAGGTCATATCCGTAACGGTTTCATGGGGTCTGTGTACACAGGCTTTGGTGTTCTGGGATGGTGAGTCACCTGGAACAAAAGGCCAGATTGACTATCTGAAGAAAAATACTATAGACCACTTGGTTTATATTCACGGGAAACACGATCCCGATTGGAAATCTTCGGAGTAACCATGACCCCAGCTCGCGCCCAGGTTCAGGAGTTCATCCTGAACTCTATTGATGAAATCATGCCCGGTTCTAAGAACCGGGATATCTACGTTGACTTCTTTGCCCGGCAGTCTGATGAGGCATTCGATGCACTGATGACCCGTATGGAAGAAGACGAAGAGATCTTCCCGTTCTATCATCCGAACTTCACCGGCAAGGTGATTGATGTGGAACGTGTTATCGGGTTGATTGAGAAACACGGCGACACGATCATGGAACAGCTCTATGACATCGATCCTGAAACCGGGTTGCAGTACCTGACACCCCTCAAATACCCAGTGTTGTTGTTACCCCTGCGTATTCAGCAGCAGAAGCTGCAAAAGAAAATGTCGGTACCTAAAGACAACAACCACATTGACGATCTCACCAACCAGCCGACCACGGAATCCAAAGGTGCGTCACTGTCCTATCCTGAAGTACAGATCCTGTATGCGATGGGCGGGGACAAGATCCTGGAAGAAACCATGAAGGTCCGTGGTGGTGATGAGAAAGCGTTCCGTGATTACAACAACGCCATTATTGCAGACGGCGGTGTGACGATCAGTGCGATCAGCTCAAGCAAAACCAAAGTGAAATCGACCCAGACGGTACAGACCATTCTGGAGGCGATGCACTTGACCAACAACCTGGCGAAATAATCCAGGTAAAAGGAATGTGGGATGAGTAACATACTTGAATCAATTACCGGGAAGAAAAAAGATCTCAACCCAATTGAACTGGACGCCTACGTCGAAGATGTGGTAGCGAAATACGTCAGTAGTTACTTACGTAATCGCATCTATCTGGCGCGTGCTGGGAAGACTGAAGTAAAGGACGACCCGGGCTATACCGCGGTGGTTGAGTTCATTGCCATGATCAACAACGAGATGAACTATATCCGTATGTGGTCAGAAGCAGACATGCGCGAACACATCTGGCCTAATATCGTCGGTAATGAGCACATCCTGCGTTTCATCTTCAAAGGCACAACCCACGTCAGTGTCAAGTCGTTTGTCAGTGACGAACAGTTCTCTAAACTGGTGACGCATGTGTCCGGCGCACTGAGCTGCTTGTCCCACAAAGGCAACACCATTATTGATGATGACGAGTTCGTTTCGGTATTACCGCGTAATGATGAACTGTTGCCATTGTTCACCGCTAACCAATGGGCGCTGTTCCTGTATTACTTAACGCGCCTTGACATTATCCAATTGATTGCAGGAGATGCTAATGAGTAGTGGCGACCAGATTAACTGTTATGTCCCGCTGGACGCATTACTTGATACCCGAATCGGCACCATCGATAAGATCGCTGGGAAGGAAGGGTTGGCGTTAGTGGAAGGGTGGTATCACACTCGTAACTCTGACAAGTTCAACCGTAAAGGCAGTCAGCTGACCCAGGACCGCTATGATGCTGCATGGGCGTTGCGTGATGAGGATACGCTAACCCGTACCCGCATGACCTTTGTTCCGCAGTATCTGCTGCACTTGGTCAGTCGCTTCAATACCTCGCACGGTATGCCTGTGATGGCGGCGAACTACAAGATCACCATTAACCTGTGGCCGTATAAGCTCCCGGAAGAACGTGTTGTACAACTCCAGGAGATCATGCGGACGTTTACCTCAGGCGTGGCAGAGATTGCGGTGGACTACATTGATCCTGCTGATTTGACGGTTGCGTATTTGAAGGCGACATATTCCCTCTGCATTATGTATGAGTTCAATAAGTGGCTCAACATGCATAAGGAAGAGTTTTCGCAGACACAGATGCCTGGCACCGTGATACTGGCGCCAGAGCTTTATCTGTCGGATGTACCGGATGAGCTGATTGAATCAGCGAAGAAGACGGATGGGTTTGCGGGGGTGAGTCTTGCGTTGTGTGCATTGTGCACGGTAGTGTTCTTAGACGTACGGTTGTTCTCGTATGTCACCGATACACTACCGGTGATTGACGGGTAGTTATTTCTTCTCGCCAGGGTTCATGATATCTTCATATTCGATATGCTCTTCACCTTGGCGGGTCTCCCCGTCTTTATATGCAGCTTGCGGCAGCATAGACTGATCGATCTGAGGCTGGGCTTGTTGCGGAGTACCTGGTTGGTCAGTACGTAATGCCAGACCACCTGCGGCGAGTACTTGTTTGATCGCACCGGCAATGATTGCGCCTTGTGCTTCATCAGACTCAGCAGCTTTGGTTTCCAGGTCAATACGTTGACGGTTGATGATGGACTTATCAATGTCGGTCATCGCAGTCAGGGCAATCTTCAACATCTTCGGATCTTGACGGTTAGCCTTAACCGGTGCACCGCTTGCTTCGTCCTTCTCATCAAGGATGTCTTCAACAATACCCAGTCGACGCATTTGCATACGACGCATCAAGGCTGCATCATCTAATTCATAGTCAGTAGCCATGTGGCCTCCAAAATAAGTCACACCTACATTATCTAGGTGATAGTACGTGTATTAAAAGGATTCGTTATGCGCTTTTTTAAAAAGCTTGCAATGAAACGCTGCATGGCGATGTTGAGCGAAGCCAAAGGAGAAACCTTTACCGCCCAAGAGAGCATGCATGTGTTCAATGTTTTGGATAAGGTGATCTCAGCGGACGGCATCATAAAATATTTCGATACGCGGGTTACGCTCTCCATACAAATGGAGACACAGCTTCCCAATGCAGTGGCGATGCTGAACTTACTTACCGAAATCAACGGGTATTTCCGAAAGGATATCGAAGCAACATTACCGGAATACGGTACCTTGTTTTCTGAGTTTCGCAGTAGGCAACGTATTTCTCTTTATGACTGGTTATCTGATAACGACGGTCATGTTATTGATGTACCGCAATTTTACCGACTCTTTAACGAAGAACTGAGTCATTTAATTACCGTTATAGTGAACTGTGAGGATGAGTCAACTCAACAGTATTATCTGCGTAAGCTTCAACCGCTTTACAACGAACTACTGGAAACAGTGTATGCGGCACTACACTGTGGGTTGTTGAGCCTCTAAGGAGTGTTGGGTGGCCGACAAGAAGAAACCTAAAGACCAACTAGCTGAAATGCTGACGGACCCGCTTAAGCAGTCACGTCAGGCTAATGATCCGCTAGTCAGGCTTTGGCGACAGTTTATGACGCGTGAGATGATCACTCCATCGAAGTGGAGTACATTGATTGCCGACCATATAAACCGTCTGCGTTCTTTTAAAGAGATGGATGTGCAATCGATAGGTACCGAGAGGGGGAACCTAAAGAAGGCATTCATCGAAAAGTCAACAATGTCATTTAGTGCACTGAGACGCGGGTTACGATTCCTGGGCTTTGTTAAAGTTACCATTATTGTGATCGCTGAAAGACCATCAGGTGAGAAAGTCGAAGAGAAAGTGACAATCGAGCTTGTACCCAAACGTATGTTCGGGGATCGAGGAACACCAAGTCTCCCAGCACCGACTGACAAACCGGGAGAGAAACCTCCCGAAAAATAGATACTATAGAAGATGGGACTTCGGTCCCATCCCTATTACTGTTCTTTTTTTTGTTGAGGATCGCTCATGGCTGGCGTAGATATTGGCAGTTCTATCCAGAGCTCGATTAAATCAGCGAGTTCTATCACTGCGAATGCGGTGAACAAAACGACGTCAGCGTTCGTCGGCGGTATCAAAGAAAACTTGGCGCTGGTCGATGACAAAACCAAAGCAGCCGTCCAAACGTTAAACTCTTATAAAGACACAGCGATCGGTTCGGTCGATGGGTTTATCAAGAAGGTCTCAGGAGGCGCTCTAAGCATCTCTGAGCTCTCCAGTATCATCGATGTACGTAATGGCATCAGCGTTGATTACACACGCTTATATCGTCGCCTAGGCGATGCTGCAGGCTTCCCTATGGATTCGATCATTGGGATGACAGCAGACATCAAGCTTGAGGTCGCGAATGTCCTGGATGCGTATTCGAACAAGAACTATACCTACCTGTTAAATGCAGCGGGTATCAAGATTAACGTCAACGACTCGTCTTATAAAGCGATGCAGTTGATCTCCGGTGTGATCAGTAAATACGCCGACAGTGATTCTGCGTTTAATAACATCGTTGATGAATCAGCACAGATTGCTTTCTTGAATGTGATGGTACGTAATGCAGTACAGGTAGGTCTCTACAGTGGGATCGATACTTTACTGGCGCAATACACCATTCCTTCTGAGGGGATCAAGAATCTGGCGAGCTGTGCGTCGATCTCTATTCGTTCAGGGGATATCTGGACTACACGATACATCGTGGACAAAGTGGGTATCGGTACAGTGGTTGCACAGAACACAGACTTCCTGTCTGATATGTTGCGCTTCTTCAAGTTCAAGTCAGATGCCACGCCGGCACAGTATCCTGAATACCTGAGTGTGCTGACTTACTCATTAGCCTTAGCTGACGCCAACTGGGCGTTTACACAGTTCGGTACGCTACGGGCGATGAACCTGAAACCGTTCACCAGTGCATCAACTGATGCCATCACTTTGTTTGAGAACACGGATTTGTATCGACAACATGTGATGATTGCCAAGACGTACCCGTCAAAAGACAAAATGGATTTGTTAACGCAGATGTATCCGCAGTTAGCGATCGTACAATAAGGCGACATAGAGGAGAGGGCGTT